ATCACAAGTTATCGGAGCTCCACAAATCGTGGGTGGTACTGGTGACAGAGTTAAGACAGATGATGGATTCAAAGCAGTTCTATCTAAAATCGGAGAGAACTATAAAGGTTCTGATTTAGATAAAAAGGTAAACCCACAATCTGCAAAGGATATCAAGACAAGACAGATTGTTAAAAAACATATGGATATCCAATCAGGCAAGAAAGGGTTTCAGAAATAAAAAACCCCTAGACAAACATTGACATACAGAGTATAATACATTATGAACGAATTTATATCATTAGGTGATTTAGAATCCCTGCAAGAAAGTATGTCTCGTGTTCAAGAGAATGGCAAGAGATTTTATGTATCACCAACAGGTGACAAATACCCAAGTGTTACAACCGTAACAGGACTACTTACAAGAGACCACATCAAGTTGTGGAGAGAACGAGTAGGTGAAGAAGAAGCAAACAAAATTTCAAGTGTCGCTGCAAGACGTGGTACTAAGATGCACGCTTTGTTTGAACAATACCTTCGTGCAGAAGAAGAGTTAGTCTTTGAAAATATCTTAGACCAAGCAATGTTCAATGCAGTGCAACCAGTTTTAGACGATATCGTTCCTATTGCTTTAGAAGCAGGAATGTATAGTGACTCCTTACAGATGGCAGGTCAAGTAGATTGTGTCGGACTTTGGGATGACGAACTTTGTATTATTGACTTTAAGACAAGTGCAAAGTATAAAGAAGAATATATGGCCGACCCTTGGTTTCATCAAATGACTGCATATGCAATCATGGTTGAAGAACTTACAGGTGAGGAAATAGATTCAGTAGTAGCAGTTGTTGCTGTTGATGGAGGAGGGGTTCAAGTCTTTGAGGCAGACCCTAGAGAATATGTCGAGAAGTTATATGACTTAAGACAAAGATATGCAAATTTACACGGAGTATAATATGGAAGATATCAGAATAAGAGTGCATGAAGGACATCATGTTTCATTAATAAAAGAAAAACGAATCAGTGCAGAAGCACTAGAAGTCTTAGGTATATGTGATACCATGATTGAAGAGTTTATCGAGGATGGAGAAGTCGAAGTTGATTTTGAAATAGAAAACGTAATTGACCCAAACTATGCACACCTCAATGGTTATCATGTTGATGATGCTATTAGAGAACTCATTGAATATTCAGAAACATTTGATGATGAAGAGGATTGGATTTCAGATAGAAAAGGTTATACAGAAGTCACACATTCGTTTATCAAAGACGGGGAGGCATTGTACAGATGATTGAAGTAGGAAAAGAATATCATATCTACCCGAAGTTTAAAAAGTCTTACACTGAACGTGAAGTGTTTAAGAACAATGACAACGAAGATAGAGTAGTCATAGAAACACTATGGAGAAGTGGTGCATATATCGTTAAGATTGCTGACGAGGAAGAGAAGGAAATGTTGGAAGCATATCTTTCAGAAGATGCGACTGGTGACATGGAGCCATGTGAGTTCGAAGAGAATGAATTTTTAGAATCATTTGACGAGTGTGGACGTGATTACTATATCCACCTTGAAGGAACTAGTGAAGCAGACGAAGACGAAATGGAAGAACTACTTGAAGAAGAAGGACATGACTGGTTATTTGAAAACAACTATGACTCATGGGATTGTGAACACTTCTTTGGACTGCCTTTAATTGCAGACGAAGTAGACCCCGACAACAGATACAACACAAGGTTTTAATATGATAAGTAAAAAAGAATTTACAGAGAAAGTTGAACAACTAATTCTAAAATCAAGACTAGATGTAGTGGATGCAATCCTTAAGGTTTGTGAACTAAACAATCTAGAACCCGAATCTGCAAAGAGGTTAATATCTCAACCCCTTAAAGATAAATTAGAAGCTGAGGCACAAGGTCTCAACATGGTAAACAGAGGTACAACAGCAAAGGGAACTATAACTAGTTTCTTTGAATAGGAAAATAAAATGGAAAAAGGAAATATCGTAACAGTAGTTACACAAAGTGGTGAGTATGTTGGTAAACTAGTATCAGTGGATGCAGTTACAGAACTAGAAAATCCAAGAATGATTATTAGAAATCCCGAGAATGGTGAGATGGGATTTGCAAAAGGAATCGCTGCAACAGGTGAAGAGAATCCTACAAGTGTAGTGTTTCAAAACATTGTGTTTTGTGTACCCTCAAATGAGAGAGTGGTAGATGCATTCTTGATTGCAACTGGTGAGAAAGATGCACCTAAAATTGAAGTACCAGCAGAGAAGAAGATTATTACTTAATGACGAGTAGAGAAGGATATGACGCCTACACATTATACCTTGGGATAAAGTTACACTTTCATTCCAAGGGATATGACTTCGTTAAGTATAACGGAAAGGTAAAGTCAGACATCAACTCTTTCTTGAAACGCAAGGACAAATACCAATTCGGTAAGTTGTTCAAAACCCACAAACACGAACTACAAAACTTTTACATAGCAAACTTGTCCCATAAAGATTATTGGGCTGGAGATTTGTTAGACGAGGAGTGTAACAAAAGGTTCAAAGAATGGAAGGGAAGACAACAGAAACTTTCATATATGTTTAAGACAGAAGTGTCTGATATGTTACAGAAGAAAACAATAAACAAATTGTTAGAAGTAAAGGAAGGTCAACACCCTCTATTACTGAAACACTTCCTTGCTCGTAAGGTATCAATCGAAACGATTTGTATCATGGATGAGATTATAGGATTCAGTAAAGACTGGGATAGATTGATAGAAGAGAAGTATGTATATCCCGATGTACAACTTAGACTTAACAAATACAAGAGTTTTATCTCTGTAGATTTGGTCAAGTACAAAAAGGAATTAATGGAATTATGTCAGAAGTAACAATCGTAGGAAATGGCCCGAGTAGATTATCGGTAGACTTGGATGCAATCAACCACGAAGTTTGGGGTTGCAATGCAATCTACAGAGATACTAGTGCATGTGATATCGTCTTTGCAGTTGATATGCCTATGCAAAAAGAACTGGTTGAGTCTGATTACTATAGGGGAAACCTAGTTGCATTTGCAGATATAGAACCCCTACCGATTGAAATGATGGAGATTATGAAGCCTGGATTTGAGTATTCACACGAAGTAATCGTTACCAACAAACAAGATGACACACACTTTATGATACAAGGTGATGGAGAATCTACAGATTTTTTGGGTCTAATACGACCCGAATTAATTGTCACTTATAATGACCCAATGCTGAGAAACCTGTTTACAGGAATGTCTGCACTAGGTTATGCAATGATTAATGATTACACAACTATTAATATGGTTGGGTTTGATGCATTGGAAAATGACAACTTTGGAAATATTTATGCAGGAAGTGAAAACTATTTGCATAAATACAATACCGACTCACAAGTGCTTAATGCACAAAGGAGTCAGTTCATAGCACTACTAGAATGGTACTATGGAAAAGGTTCAGTATACTGGAAAAACCCTCTTGACGAAAGTGACGAGGTAAAGTATAATGAACTATCTTATTATGAAAATAGTGAAGAATGGATTTTAGGTCAAGGTCTAAAAACCGAAATATAAAATTGTAATAAAATGCGATATAATTGTAAAAAAATAGGAGAATACAATGTCAAGTAGTTTAGATAAACTAAGAGCTGCAATGGAAACAGCTTCACCAGCAGATGGTGGAAAAAAACAATCCTTTAGTGATGATACTATGTGGAAACCCGAACTAGATAAAACTGGTAATGGTTACGCAGTAGTAAGATTTTTACCAACCCCCGAGGGAGAAGAGATGCCATGGGTATCATACTTTGACCACGGATTCCAAGGCCCAGGCGGATGGTATATTGAGAAGTCTTTAACGACAATCAATAAACAAGACCCTGTGTCAGAGTACAATACACAGTTATGGAATACAGGTATTGAGGCAAACAAAGATATTGCTAGGAAACAAAAACGCAGACTGCACTATGTTTCTAATGTCTATGTTATATCAGACCCTAAAAATCCCGACAACGAAGGTAAAGTATTCAAATACAGATACGGTAAAAAAATCTTTGAAGCTCTTAAGGAAGCAATCTCACCTGCATTTGAAGATGAGACTGCAATCAATCCTTTTGACCTAAGAGGAGAAGGTGCCAACTTTAAGATTAAAATCAGAAAAGTTGACGGATACTGGAACTATGATAAATCAGAGTTCGACAAACCAGCACCATTATTTGATGATGAGAACAGACTAAACGAAGTGTTTGGTTCTATTCATTCATTATCGGGTGTCATTGCTCCAAGCGAGTTTAAGACTTACGAAGAACTTCAAGAGAAGTTACAGAGGGTTCTTGGAACTACAGGTAGTAATTCAACTGCAGAAAGTATTGCACAAGACGAAGGTGAAGTACCTTGGGCAAATGTTAATACTGAAACAGTTGCATCAGAACCAGTAATTGAAAGTGTGGAAACTTCAGCAGGTGTTAGTGCCGATGAAGATGATGCAATGGATTACTTTAAGAAGTTGGCACAAGACTAATAGTCTAGGTCACTTCGCCAAGGGATGGTCTCATTATATAATGTTAAATTGTGAAAGTGAGACCATACACTAAGACCGTGGATTTACTCTTCTTAGAAGAGTGGGGGTACTTAGTAAGGGAAAGGTTAACAGCAAACATTGCGGGTTAATCGGTTAGGAGCGGGTATGCTGTAAAGCGTGGGGCGACTTAACACTTTTTATATAATTAACAACAGAGAAAATATGCCGAGTGTAACACCAAGAATAAACCATAAAAGTAGACAGGAAGAATCTTTCGACCAACTACTAAGAAGGTTCAAGAAAGAATGCGATAACGCAGAGATAGTCCAAGAGATTAGAGATAGAAAATATCACGAAAAACCTAACGACACTAAGAACCAAAAGAATCAACAGTTGAAGAGACGTAAGAAACTAGATGCTGTTAAACGGAATGCACCGACAAGAAGTAGAAGAAGATAATGAAACAATGGCATGGTGGAAAGGGTTCTAAGAGAAGGAACTCAAACGAAGAAGCTTATGCCGATGGTTGGGAACTTGCATTTGGGAAAAAGAAACCCGAACTTAAAGTAAGAAAAGAGACACCATCCCATGGTGCATCAAAAGTCCATTCGGACAAGACCAAATACAATCGTAAAAACAATCCTTTAGATATAGAATAATTTTCACCATATACTTTTTAAAAGTATAAATAGATGTATGGCTGGACTATTCGAAAAATTCAGTAATCTCAAACCCTCTGAGATTGCAACACACAAAAAAGAAAGTCTTGAATGGTTTAGAAAAAACCTAAAGCGTTTGGGTGATACCAAAAGAGAGTTTATTAATAATGCAGACCCAGTTTATCGTTTAGAAATGGGAGATATGTATTTGATGGAGTATGATGCAAAACTTAAGGATAAGTTGCCTTACTATGACAGATATCCATTAGTGTTGCCTTTTGATTTCACTAACAATGGGTTCTATG